CCTGTAGCTATTTTTTCTCTTAATGTTTTTGGTTGCTCAGGTACAAACTCCGCTTTTTTCTGTTGGGGATATTCTTTTCTCAGAACATCTTCAATTTCTTGGTCTGACATAGTATCAGGAAATTCTATTATTTCGTTACCTACTTGAACCTCAATCATTTTTGACCTCATTTAGTTTTTTTGTTTTTGGGTCATATATTTTTCTAACTTTTGTTGTTTTCATAACTGATCTGCTCAATATATCGTCTACGCTTAGTATTCCTTGTTCTTTAAATTTTATAAGACCAGTTCTTAGACGATCTAATTCTAGTGCAAAAGCTTCAGGGGTCATTCCTTCCTCTAGTGCTTTTTGTGCATTAATTAAAAACCCTATCTCTTTATCAGATACTGTACCTAAAGCCCCACCAGTCGGACTTGCGTCTCTCATTTTTTGCAATTCGTCGAAACCTAAATTTGCTTGTATTAATTTTAATTTTGCCATTGCTGTATTTTGTATGGGATCTCCTATTAATCTCCTTCCCTTTTCACCTAATGCTTCCATTGTACCAGTGGCAGTGATAGCATTTCCTAATTCGGTTAATTGAATCTCACCGTTTTCATTGACAAGCATAAGATCATCAATAGCACTTAATACATTATCATATTTTTCAAACTGTAACTTTGTTTTTTCAATGTCTTTTTCAGCACTAGCTAAGTCTTCTTCGTATTTTTCTTGGTTAAAAATAGCTTTTCCAGTATCTTCAGAAACATTAATATATTTTTCTCCATAAGGTTTAGCGTATATGTTTTCTACTAGGCCAACATTTTCTTGGTTTAATTCAACTTGCCCTTTTTCAGTTAATTGAGATTGAAGTTTTCGTTCTTCTCTTGCCTCTTTTCGTTCTTCTCTTGCTTCTTTTTGTATTGCTCTTTCTTCTTTGCGTTGTTCTGCTTGTGTATCTCTTAATAATTTCAACTTTTCTAATTGTTTTTCTTCTTGCTTTTCTTTTCGTTCTTGTAAAGCAGTAGGAATTTGTCTAATAGCTTCGGCTGTTCTTGGTGCTTCTCTACCTGTGATTACCTCACCAATGACTTGACCTGCTAAACCGCCTAATTCAGCTCTAGTGTAAGGGTCGGCTTGCTTAAATTGTTGTACTCCTCTTTGAGCAATTCCTGCTAACCCTGAACCTATAGATTCAGCAGTTTGAGCAGTCTTTTCAATTAATGATTTTAAACCTAAAGCACTTAATACACTTTTATTCTGCAATTCTTCAAAACTAGGCATAGTTACCCCCTCTGTATTGTGACATGAAGCTACTCGGTTGATATTGTCGCATTGGAGCAGTTGCTATTGTCGTAGACTGTGAAGGTTTATTAATCATGCCACCTAACCCTTTACCAAGTGAAGCCCCTATACCTGCCCCTGCTGGACCACCAAGCAAAGCCCCCCCTGCTGTACCTAACAACGTTAAAATTGAAGTAAAAACCCCTGCTTTACGTTGCTTTGCTTGTTCTTCTTGTTGTCTTCTTATAGCTTCTTCTTCACGTCTTAACATATCCGCTTGAACTATAGATTGCCCAGTTTGCACCGCTTCTCTTTCACGCATATTAATAATGTCTTGTAAGCCTAATGACTGTAATAAATTAGATTGATATTGCATAATTAACTCCTTTTATAATCTCCCTTTACCATCGACGACGTCTTTCCTCTTCTTTTCGCTGATTTTCTAATAATTTTTGTTCCTTAAGCACTCTATCATATGCTTCTTCATATTGTTTTATAATATTTAAAGATTTTTCATCTTGCCCTGTCGCTATTCTAGCCATTCTCTCCTGTTCACGTTGCATTAATTCAGGATTAAACACAAACCTTTCTAGCTGATCTAAAACAACATCTTTTTGTTTTGAACCTAACTTTTCTCTTAGGTCGATATATTCATCAACTGATAATCCTGCTTGTGTAGCTTGACGTTGTAACAACAATTCATCATCAGGGGTAAACTGAAACCCCATAAATTCACCAGTAGATTCATCCGTTAAAACTGTGTCTAATATATTCCCTATAATTTGATTTGCATTATCTGACGTAATTTGTCCTGATTGTAACATTCCAAAAATTGCTTCTTCGTTTCTATTAAATCTATTTTGTTGATTTTGTAATTCGAGTAAATCTACTTGCTGTTCAAAACCTCGTTCTTGTAATGCTGTATTATAATTTTGTATTGCTTCTCGTTCTTGTGTAGTAAATTGTCTTTGTGCTTCTGTCTGTTCTGCTTGAAATTCTTGTTGACCTAAACGTTCTTCTTTGGCAAATTCTCTTTGTTTTGCTAATTCATTAGCTCTATAGGCTTGTTCCATAACATTACCAGTAATTAAGCCCATTAAACCTGCTTCGGCTTCTGCTTGAGCTTCGTATATATCAGCCATAGCCCCTGCACCTGTCTCACCAAAAGCTAATCCTTTACGAGCTAAACTCTCTAATCCTGTAGTTTCTCTTTCTTTAAAGCTTTTTTGTAGTGGCTTTACTTGTGTTTGAAAAATTTGTTGTGCTTGTGCCTGTAACTCAGGACTTAATAACCCTTGATTGGTAGGTGTTGGGTCTGGTGCATTATTTTGTGGTGTTGATTGCATTTTTTACTCCTTATGATTGCGTTAAATTTCGATAATATACAATTAATTTTAAAACTCTTGTAAATTCGTTAGCATTAGAATTTCCAAACTCTGCTAAAAAATAATTACCTCTTAAATTACAAGAATACGCAGTAGAACTTACGCCTTTATTACCAATAACCGCAGTACCTACAATAGCTGTTCCTATCAATGACGCATCAGTTGTTGAGGTGGTATATATCCTAGATATGCCCTCCCCTTCGCCTACAAAAGGCTTACCTAATCGATAAGCATTAAATACAAGATTAATATTCCAATTATCAGTTTCCCCAGTGAAATATATTTTATTTATTCTTTTTACTGTTCCTGCACTTCCCATAGGTAACAAAGATAAAATTGCTTTACTTACTATAGGCTCGTTGTTGTCTGAATGAATATCATTATTCAAGGTTTCGTGGACTTCTCCGTTTAAGCCCTTCACTCCGTATAATTTTAATTTATTGCTTTGTGTTTGTGTTGCAAAAAAATTATAATCAAAGCCTGTAAATTGCCCCCAGTAAGGCTGAGGCTGACTTATATTAGCTAAGAGATTGAATTTTGTAGTATCACAAAAATAAGTTAAATCATTGTAAGTTAAAGAATTATTAACAGATTGAAAAGAAATTATATATTTATCTTGAAAAAATATTGCTGTTGCATTAATTGTGTTCGTTGTATCTAATAACTCTATAATATCGTCTTGTATATCCTCAGATATAATCGGAGAACCTGAACCCCCTAGCGTATATTCACCACTAGAAAAACTGATATTTGGACTAATTAACCTTATATAATTATCTGTGGATAGATATATAATGCCTATCTTTGTTCTCTTAATAGTATCGATAGATTGTGAACCAATAATTGCATCCGTTCTTAATACATTCCAGTTAGTTTTTGGGACTGGCATATCAGCATTAGGTAACACATATACACCACGCTCTTTAAAAATAAAAAGGGCATCTCCCCATATCTCAATCCCTGTTATTTTTCCGTCAATAGCAGGTGCAATTTTAATGCTGTTAGACGTTGTATTCCAATCCTCAAAATCTAAAATTTCTGTATAATATAATGTATCTTCTGCATCAACACCAAAAAGCCTATTCTTATGTAGTTTTAGGTGAATTAGTCCACTAGGTACATTAGAAGTAATTTTACTTGCTATTGGGGTATTACCAATAACTTTAACTAAGTAATTTTCTCCACTTGCCCCATATATAGCACGATTAGCGCCAAAACCTGCCATTTCCCATCTTATTTTCTTATCTGCAGTTAAACCTAAAGAAGCATTAGCATCGTTCCAACCATTAGAATAATAATAAACTTTATCGTCTTGATTAGTGATTAAAAATTCTGAATCATTAGGGCTAGTATAATTAGCAAGAGAAAAAATAGGATCATCAGGAGTTACACTAAAATTTGGATTTTCTGTTAATAATAGACCACCGCCACGTTCTTCTAGGCCACCATTAGCCATATACATATAATTTTCATTCTTACTTAATTGACCAGGTAAGGCATTAAAAACATCTTTCGATTTTGTTAGCCCCCTAAAATATTTGACTTCGGTATAAGGATAATTGCCCATTAGCTATTGAAAAATACTGAGGGGTCGCTCATTGAACGCCTGTTGTTATTAAAATATTTAGGATCTAAACCAATAACTTTTTGATTGTTATTAGTAAAATTAAGGTCTAAATTACTTTCTTCTTGTTTAGCTAATATTTGAAACTTTTGTTGATTTTGCAGATCATCCTCTCTTTGGTAAAACAAAAAACTAGCTGTATAAATAATTAAATTATTATAATCTATGCTTAACTCTGTAGTATCAGAATCATTGACAAGCTCAGTAGGATTTTTTACACCTAACAACTTAATTACATCATTTTCTGTTCTGTCAAAATGTTTATTAAAAATTATCTTACCTTCTGCAATACTGTAACATGTAGGATCTCCAGTATAAGCCTCATTGAAAAAGTTACTTGTTCCGCTCACCTGAATTAAGTCCTTGTACTCTTTTGGTACCAACTCTTTAAACGTATTACTTTTATTTTTAAAATATAAATTCTTAATTATGATTAAATCGCTAGGAAAAGTCACACTGTTTTGTCCTTTCGTTATATTAACACTAATAGGCGTAGCATTATGCAATATAGAAGGCTGTACATCTCTTGCTATCAATCGTATAGAATTATTAATAAATCCGTTTAATATTGTGCTTGAAGGGTCTGTTGCGGTCGTAGTCGTTCCTACATTAATTTGTATTTCTAATTTATTTCTTAATTGTGATAAATCGCTACCCATAATACGCTCCTATGTTAAAAAAATGTCATACTGTGAATTATCGTGTATTGCTGTAATTTGTATTTTATTGATACTAATACTTTTAGTATCGAACCTATAATCAGAGGGCAAATATATATCTTGCCCATAATTTACACCATCAGAACTTATTTTAAATGTTAATTCATGAGAACCGCTATTATTAATATACCCTTGTACAGAGTTACGTTCTAACGTTGTAGCAACGTCTAATGTCACTGTTCCATCAGCTATGTCTAAATCTGTATCATAAGCAGAATAATACTTGCGTTTTGGCTGATCGTATTGGTTTTGTAACATTTTTACTCCATTTTTAACCAAAAAAAAAAGATGAACGCATATAATACGCTCATCTTTCCTGACTACGGTTTAAGTGGCTTTATTTAATAATAACACTAAATAAAAAAATGTCAAACAAAAAAGCCAGTCTCAAAGAGGGAAAAATGAGACTGGCTACTTATTGGAACGTTAATTATATTTTAATTAACAATTCCTAAAGTGTCAACAAATTAACCTTGAAATTCTGTGGTTAATATCCAAAGACCCGCAGATTTGTTTAACACTTTACCTACACCTAAAATAGACCAAGCAGCTTGTTTAATCTTAGACGCTGGATCATTTGTAGATTCTAACCCTGATTGCTTTAAGTAGAAATTAAATCCTTTTTCTCCACTTTCTCCTGCAATCATAGCAGTACCATAGGCTTCATCACCGAACAATAAAGAACAATTTAGATGCCCTGAAGATGTCGCTAATGTGTCACCTGATAATTTAAATGAATATGCTAGGTTAGATGTCATAATTCTCACGTTAGCAACAACACCTACTTCAGCAGGATTTTCTAAAGCTCTTTCAGAACTAGTAGGAGAAAACCAACCTTTGAAGCCTGAACTAGTTGTAAGTTGATACGCTGTTGTAGGATTAGTAATTAATTTAAAATACCCATCTCTGCATGGTGGTACATCCTTACCGTTTAGTACACTGACACCATGCTGAATAGTTTTAATTGTCATTGCTGACCCTGCTAGACTTGTTACGCTAGCTGACTGCTGTACTCTAGTTTTATTATGGTACATTGGGAATCTATCACCATCTGCTGATTTGTCGTGTGACCATACTTTAGCTGTTGTACCAGTAGAGTTAAGAGTTCCGCCATCTATTGCTAAGTTATTCATATTAACAGAAGAAGCATTAGCTACATCCGCTACAGCCATACCAATATCATTACGGATCATAACATCTAAAGACTTAACCGCTTGATCTTGTGCTTTTCTTGACGCTTGCTCTAGAGCATCTCCGATTGCTGTCAATGATACTGTTCTAGATATTTGAACATAGCTTGATCTTTCGTGAAGATTAGCTGTAATTACCTGAGCTGATAAGTAGCTTTGAGTAGATGAAAACTCGTCTGAATCATCAGAAAACAACGGATTAATCTTGTTGTATCGAGTGAATTGTATAATATTACCAGAACCTTGTGGAATTGGCTTTTTATATGGTGCGTTTGAGTACCATACAGCTTTTTTATCAAAGTCTTGTAATATTTGCAATTCATAATATGTATTTACAGCGTTAATCAATGACGCTTGTGTAGTTTGTTGGTCTGCCATCTTTTTATCCTTTTAAATGTCGCACTATATTGTTAATCCTTGATTTACCTTTACCCATTCCCTAAACTCATTAGGAGTGTTAGGCTGAGGCTTACCCTTCCAACTATTGCTATTATTAGCTGTAGAATTAGTTTGTGGTGAATTGGCTTTAACTTTTCTAGCTAAGACATTATTTTTTTTTTGTATTTGGTTTGAGCTAGAGTTTTGATTTTTAATTTTAGGAAAAATTTCTTTTTTGACTGTTTGTATCCATCCCTTCTTGTTAATTGTTGAATTTTGGCCATATTGTTCAATTCTTTTTTGCAACTCAGCTTGAAAGGCAGGAAGTAGCTCAGGGTTTAATTCCATAAGATTTTCCTCAATGATTCGATAAGCATTGTCATTTTCTCTAAAATTATTTTCTAGTTCTTGCTCATTTTGTTTTATTTCTTGGTTTTTCAAACGCTGATATTCTTCTTGTGCAAGTGACTTAATAGTCTCAACATCTGAAGGATCATAATTAGAATATTTATCTTCTATAGATTCCTTTTCTTTCTCTCTATTGAACTGTTGTGTTAATTGTGTTAATTCTTCAACTTGCTTTTTAAGAGTGTTGATATTGTTTTCTTGCTGAGATATTTTTTTTGTTCCATTTTTGATAATATTTATCAATTCATCATTTGATTTACCATCAAAAAAATTGTTTTTCTGAGGTTTAACTTCTTCATCAGCAATTGTTTCTTCATCGCTTTGAATTGTTTCCTCAGCTTCTAGCGTTTGATCCGATTCCTCTACAACATCATCAGAAGCCACAGGCTGTTCATCTACCTTTTGGATTCCGTTAGCTTGATTTATAAAATTAGCTAATTCTTCCATCTTCTGTTGATTACTTGCATTTGAATCATTTTGAATGTTTTCATTTTCCATTTTTATATCTATGCTCCATATTTAATATTATTTTTTGTGTTAGTTAGAAAATCATCACTAAAATCTTTCATTAAGTCCTTATATGCCTTAACAACATCACTGTTTTGTAGAATTATTTTTAATTTATTTTCAGCTACATCTATAGGCAACGTATTAGTCATATTCAACTTTTTAGCGATTGTAGCCCTGCTCTCTTTCATTCCATTAGAAAAACCGTGTCTGTCAATTAGCTGCGTAATATACAAACCATCTATTTTTTTACCGTTGAAAATGTAGTAAGCATTACTAATATGATCGATAGTAACATCAAAAAAACGTGCTGTTGAAACTTTACATTTTACCGCATGACTACTTGAGAATTTCGGGTCTTCGTACATAGCCTCATCAAACTTTACGCTAGTTTCTTCTTTTTTCTTTTTCTTTGGACGTTTTTTTTCTTCTTTTATTTCTTCGTTAGAAGATTCCGTCAATATTTCATTTTCATTTTTCATGTTTTCACCTTTATTTTTTCTGTTCAAAAACAGTTTTTATTTTCTTTAATGTTTGCCTTGCTGTTGCTATTTTAATAACCTCAATAAAGTTGTTTTCATTACACATCAGCAAGTGATTATCCATAGTCTCGTGAAGTATCATCAATTCATTGTCAATTATTGCTATGACCTCATCTGAGCTATAAACATCTCTTAAATTGTTACGCAAGTTTCTGTCCTGTTGCTTTTTCTAATGCTACTTCGTTAGC